TGGATTTTCTTGTAATTGATTAGATATATTAGTATTAATATTTGGTTGAACTTGTGATTCATTAATTATAGATGGTGTAATATTTGGATTTTCTTGTAATTGATTAGATATATTAGTATTAATGTCTAAATTTGAATTTTGTTCAAATTTATTTCTATTCATTTCTAATAAATTATTTAATTCATTATTACTATTATTTTGTGTATCTTTAAAATCTTCTATGAGGGAAACCCCTTTATTTGTTTTTCCTCTCATTGGTTTATTTTCTGTAGTATTATTTACTATAGTTTGTTTTGATGCCTCTGGAGTATAATTTTCTTTTGATCTAAAAGCATCATTTATAAAAGTTTCACCACTTTTTGCATATGAAATTCCATTTGATATAGTTGAAATAATAGCTTCGGGTAAACCATATTCTCTCATAGTATCATCAATAATTTTTGCATGTTTTTCAAAATTTTTATCTTCGCCTGGATATTCATCGAATATTTCTTTATAAAAATCTCGGGCAAGAGATACCCCCTGTAATGTATAAGATGCTACCGTTCCTTTACCGGGAATAAATGAACTTATACCTGCGGCTGTTTGTGTAATTGCCCCTGGAATATCACCTTCATTGATTTTATCAATAACGCCATAAGCAGAAGCTACAGCACCAATGCCGGGTAAAGATTTACCAGCTATACTTTTTAATTTTTCTGGTAATTTATTTTTTAAAAAAGATGCTACTTTTTGTTTTTTAATTTCTGGTGATATAATTTTGGTATCAATTGATGGTTCAATATTTGATACTGGTTTAATACTGGAATTTATATCAAGTTCTTTATTTACATTACCAATAAAACCTTTAGTATTATTATTAATTTTGTTGGTTAATTCTGAATCAATAACACTATCTATTTTTGATATATTAATAGTTTTATTAACTGAGTTATTTAATTCATTTATTCTAGAATTTTCATCTACCATTTTTATTAACTTTGTTCCGCTAATTCTTTATCTTTTATATATTGTATTAGTAAGGTATTATAGATATCTAATTCATAAATTACCATATTTTCTACTTCTTCTATTCTATATCCATGATGTTGAACCATATTGAAAATATTATGATAAAAATTTACCATATCATTATGGGCCAACATCACTAGGTAAAATTTTCGAGGTCATCTAACACAATATTTTTGTGTTCTCCCTTTGTATTAATATATTCTATATTATAAGTAATTTTTGGTAAATTATCTACATATTCTTTTAATTTAATAAAATAACTAGCGGGTAATGATTCAATATATTCTGATATATCATTTGCGCTCATTGATGAAGTATTATATACATTTGTATCAGTAAATATGTTTTTAATACATAACTTTAAAAATTCTAATGTTTTTTCTGTTGGATTGGTATAGTTTAATAATTTTTTAACAATAGAAAATGTTGGGTATATCATTTCTATACCACTTGTTTCTGTAAACATTATTTTTGTTGTTTCTGATTTAAATTCAAAATTAACATTTGTAATATCTATTACAACTTCATGTTTTTTAATTTTGTTATATTCATCTTGAATTAATAATTTTGATATTTTATTTACAGATGCCGATCTAAGCTGTAGAAACATATATTGTAAATCAAAAAAAGGAATATTATCTAATTTTAAATCTGAAGGTTCTACTAAACAATTAGTAAGACATACCATCATTGCATGTAATAATTCCGCTTGATTTTTACTTGATTGTGCGGTTAATAATATTTTTTCTTCTTTTATTCTCATTACTCTAAGAACAAGATCTTTTTTTGTTATAGGTAATGTAATATTTAAAATAGGATATTGTATTTCTATTTTCATTGAGTTTGCCTAGTTTGTTCAAAGGTTACTTTCATTGCTCTATATGCTATTTTTACTTCTCCAGTAGCAATAGTGTCAGTAGTATTCCAATCTAATCCTAATCCTGATAATTGAATTGGAAAGGCATCTAATAATTGGATAGTAAATAATTTATTTTTATTTCCCAAATATGATAAATTTATTGTAGAATAATATTCTTTTGCATAAAATACTTCATCATAATATGCATCCCGAGAATTATTAGGAGATGATTTATAATTATTTCCATCCATATTTACTACATTATTAATCCAAGTATAAAATAATTCATATGTCACATTAGATTCGTCTATATAAAAACCAATATCACATTCTGACAAATTTGGTCTTACGGGAACTTCATTTACTCTACCATAACCATTTAAAAATACATAATCAGGAGTTAAATTTATTCCTGGGATATCAGCAGAAAATGCAAGAAATGAAATTTCTCTTTTGCTTGCTAATTCATTTAATTTTGTATTATTAGGTATAGTAATTTGAACATCAAATTTTGATGCTGGCGCTAATCCTTTAACATTATCAATATTGCTTATAAATTGTTCTATATTAAATGGCATTAGAAATTAATATCCAATTCTTTTTCTGTTAATATTAAGAAATGCCACCCAGAACCTTGTTTTTTACAATAATTCTCGGCAGCCTCCCATTTTTGTTTATTTATTACATATGTTTTCATTTCAATTAAATATCTTTTAGTTTGTTTTTTTGGAGGTATTGTTTGTTTATATGGTTTTATTTCTAAAATAAGATTTCTCCCATCAATAGTTTTTATCCACATATCAGGAAAATACCGATGCCATTTATCATCTAGAGGATTGTAATAAGGAATAAAAAATTCTTCAGATGAATACTGTAAAATATTATTATCAGCATCCGCCCGCATCAATAATTTTAATTCCCAACTACTTCTATAAATTATGTTGTTTACATCGCCCCTATATTTTTGTGGGTTCTTTGGTTTAAAAAAACCTTTATATGCCATTGTTGTTCCTAAATAAATAAATCAAATAATAACTATTTAAGGTAATAAGATGCCTACTGCACAATCTATATTAGAAGCCGCTAGAAATAATTTAATAACAAAGGATTATAGATTTCCTTCTGATAGAATAAATTCTATTCCACATAAAACATTAATGACTTTTAATAAATATTCTATTGCTGTCGATCCTGATACTCTTACAACTACTCCTAATAATTTAACTTTACAAGGATTAGAAAAAGGTGGAACCCCAACAGTAGCTATTACTTTACCCTTGCCAATTAAAATTCATGAACCATATACAGTAGCATATGAAACAGTAAATATATCAGCAATAGTGGGTAAAATAATTGATTCTTTGGGGGGGCAAAATGCTGCGTGGGCGAGATCAGCAGCAGGAAATGCCGCAGGCCCATATATCGGATATGGTATTAATCCATATAGTGTATTAAAATTAAAAAATGTTCATTTACGTCGGCATGAATTATTTTTCAAATTAGCACCAGAATCTAAAGAAGATACTGATATTGTTGAAAAAATTATTTCTGAAATTAGATTACGAATGCATCCAGAAATGGAATTATTAGGATTACTTTTACGTTATCCTGAATTATTAAATTTTCGTTATCTTGGGCCAAGAAATCCAGATCATGTATTTCCTATTGGTCCATGTGTTATTGAAAATTTTATGGTAGATAGAACCGCCGCTGATTATCCAACATTTTTTGCAGGAACAGGAACCCCGTCTGTTTATGGTTTATATTTAACATTAAAAGAAATATTACCGCTATATCGAGATAATGATAAATTATCTACAGTTAATTATGGCGCAACATCTTATTTTTAATTAGGATCACACAATGGCTGGTTATTTTTTCAATTTTCCTATCATAAAATATGAATCCGATAATACTAATACTTTATTGCGTAATATTTTAGTCAGAGGAAATTTGCGCGAGAGTTCAAAAAATACTGTTTTACAAACTCTTAATATAAAAGAAGGTGATAGATCAGATTATTTGGCACATCTTTTATTTCAAAATTCTTCATATGATTATTTATTTTATCTTTTAAATGATATTATTGACCCATATTATGAATGGTATTTGTCTCAAAAACAATTAGATCAATATATTTTAGACAAATATAATACTACAAAAAATGATCCCAAATATTATAAATTAAAAATACAACAATATTATGTCGATGATATTATTGTAAAATATGGAGGAAATAATTATTCTAATTCTGATTATTTAGTAATTTCTGGTGGATTTATTGATGCTTTTGCTAATTTAACTACTAATTCTACTGGTGGTATAATTTCCACTACTTTAACACAAAAAGGTTCAGATATAAATTCGCCAGTAATTACTTTTTATGATGCAAATTCAAATAAAATAATAAAAGAAAATAGTCAGGATAATGCAAAAATAGCACCAATTATATTTAATACTGAAACTAGTAGTAATAATATTGTAATTAATACAGATACATATAATATGTTATCTAATAATCAAAAATTAGATTATGTTTCTGTTACTAATACAGAATATGAATATGATGAAAACGAAAAAAGAAGATTTTTGAATGCTGTTATTCCTAGTGTTGGATATAAAATAGATAGCGAAATAAAAAATATGTTGAAAGGTGCATATACAAATTTAAAATAACATGGTAGAAATTAATACAATTGGAAATTTAAATTTTACAAAAATTACTAAGGCTTTATTAAAGAGTATTAATAAAGTCAATGAGTCAACACAAGAATTAGATTTACGCAAATATATTACATCATTTCAATTTACTACAACTTTAACTAGTCCTACAATTTATGGGAATATAGTAATAAATGATTATGATGGATTAATGAATAATGAAAAATTAGTAATTACTGGTGAAGAATTTATAGAAATTGAATTAGAAAATGTAGAAGATACTAAATTTTCTTATAAATTTGTAGTTGCTTCTGTTGATTTAGAAATAAAAGATGAAAGTGGCGATAGTGCTATATTAATTATATCTTTAATTTCTGTAGATTTTTTCTCTAATTCATTTGGTTTTAAATCTCGGGGATATGTTAATATAAGTATAACTGATATTATTAAAAAAATATTATCTGATGAATTACAAAGTGAAATTAATATACAAAATTTTGAAGATACTCTAGGAACTAGAACTTTTGGTTTTACTAGAATACGTCCATTAGAAAAAATAGAAATTTTAAAACAACAATCTTATTCAAAAAATGATTATATTTTCTCTAAATTTTTCTTTTATGAAACCAAAAATGGATATAATTTTAGATCATTTGAAAATATAGTAAATGAAAGTAATGCTAATACACAACCATTAACATATATGTATTCAGAGGCAGCCGCATTTAAAAAATTTAGTAATCCTTTTTTTAGAAATATAAAAACATATGAATCCACCACAAGAAGTAATAATTTTGATAGAATTATTAATGGATTTTATGGTAGCGAAACATATAGATTTGATTTTAATACAAAAAGAGTAACTACAGAATATTTCAATGCATTTGAAGACATAAAGAAAATTGCCCATGTTGGAACCACAGATAAATCTCTTGATGGGTTAACATTAAATACATCAGAAAATTTTGCTAAATCTTTGGCTAAAGCAGGACCATATACATATTTTTTACCATGGAATAGCGAAAATGGTGTCAATGATTTAACATATAAGTATTATCAATATACTAAACCATTTGAACAATTATTAAAAGAAAATACTTTAAACATTGTAATTGATGGCACCTTTTTAATAGAATTAGGTGATCCATTAATCATAGAAATAACAAATAATTACCATCCAAATAATATTAATAGTTCAAAAGATATGAGATATTCAGGAAGATATATTGTTCAAGGAATAAATCATATTATTCAACAAAAAGATCAATATGGAGCATTTTATCATGATACTAGTATTTCATTGGTTAGAGATTTAATTCCTATACCACAAGATATTTACAATGAAAAAAGATTTGGCGGATATGATATTAATACATTACCCGATATTTCAACCATTGTTTAAGGAATAAAAAATGCTTCAAGTGCCTGAATTTATGGGAACAAATGGTTTTACATGGTTTATTGGTGTAGTGGAAGATATTGCTGATCCATTACAAAATGGTAGAGTAAGAGTAAGAATATACGGATTTCATTCAGAAAATCCTAATGAATTACCTACAGAAGCATTACCATGGGCAATTCATTTAAAACCTGTTACTGGTGGGACATTTATGGCTCCTAGTGGATTATTACCGGGAACAACAGTAGTAGGGTTTTTTGCTGATGGTCCAGTAGGCCAATATCCAATAATTATTGGTGTTATTAATGCCATTAATGCTCGCCCAGGAAGTTCAAAGAATGCTACATCAGAACAAATTCTAGCTAATCAAGCAGGTGGAAATTCTATTATTCCTGGAATTGCTTTGGAAGATTTAGGAAATGTAACGGGGAATCAAACTGTTCAATTTTTAGGAACATTAAATGAAAAACAATATGGTCAATTAAAATCCGCATTAGGTCAAAAAGAATCTAGTAATAATTATACTGCGGTAAATGGTTATGGTTTTATTGGAAAATATCAATTTGGAAATGCTGCTCTTTATGATTTAGGATATACCGCATCACCTACATCTAGTAATTCATTATTAAGAAATGATGCAAATTGGAAAGGAAAAAATGGGGTAAATAACTTACAAATATTTTTAAAAAATCAAGGAAATTGTCAAGAAACAGCAATGGATGAATTATTACAATTAAATTATAATAGAATGTTAAAATTAGGAACAATTACTAATGTTACCCCGCCTAAACAATTAGCAGGTTATCTTGCGGTTGCTCATTTATTAGGTGCTGGTGGGGCAAATAAATTTTATCGTGGTACGGATGGTAGAGATGCCAATGGCACTACAGGTCGTTCGTATTACAATCTTGGTTATAATAGTGTAACAGAATAGGTATTAAAATGACTATATCAAAATATGAATTAAATTTATTTTCTGATCCTAATAATAATTATTTAGAAAAATCATTACAAAATTATCCTCAAGCAAGAAATATAGAAACTATTAAAGTAAATGAACAAGATACACCAAGATTAGCAAGGGGTATTTCAGAGGGAACTGTAGTAGAAACTAAAGATAATAATAGAATACTTAATATACCAACAGCATTATCGCCTAATACTTGGGATCAACCAAGATCAGCATTCAATGCATCATATCCATATAATCAAGTATATGAAACCAAAAATGGTCATGTAGAAGAATTTGATGATACTACAGGAAATGAAAGATATCATAGATTTCATCCATCTGGAAGTTTTGTTGAAGTAGATAGTGAAGGAAATGAAGTAAGAAAAATTGTAGGTGAGCATTTTCTTATAATTGAAAAACATGGACATATTTACATTAAAGGTCGTGCTGATGTAACAGTTGATGGTTCATGTAATATACTTGTTCTTAATAATTGTAATTTAGAAATTAATGGATCATTAAATGCTGTCGTAAAAAATGATATTAATATGATTTCTAATGGTTGTATGAATTTAAATGTTAAAGAAACATTAAAAATTCGTGCAGATAATATGGTAGTAGAAACAAGTAAATTTAATCATAAAAATGTAGGTTTTTATAATCTCTCTACTAATACATTTGATGTAAAAACAAAAGCTGATTATATTTTAAATATTGGAAATTTTAGTCTTAAATCAGATAAGGAGATTGTTCTACAGGGAGCGGACAAATTATCAGTAAAAACTAATATGCATCTTGAAAATAATTTATATGTAAAAGAAGAAATCCATGTTCCTCTTGTTCGGGGCAAAATACAATTCGCACTTTTTGCTAATGGTGCAAATTATTCATATACTTCTCTTGTGGCCGGTGGGTTAGGCGGCGGGGTAACACCAACACCAGTATATCCTAACTATAATACCCCATCTCTAACCGCCGCAAGCGATGCTGTGGAAGCCCTTAGCACTGGTTTAATAATTCCCGGAGATAGAACAACTGTAGCAGAACCCAAAATTACAGAATCTATGCCAAATACTAGATTAACTAGAATTGCTATCGAAAATGATGGTTTATCTGAATCTAGTTTACCATTATATCCAGGATATACTAAACAAGCCCCATATATTAATCCAAATGATCAATCATTTAATCAAGATTTGGAAAGTGGACGTGCAATAAAAACTCCCGATGGCGCAATATCCGCACAACCAATAATTCCTGTTTCTAATGATATATTAATAAATGAACCATCTTATAATACTTTAATATCTAAGTATTTTACTGCTGGGGATTTGTCAATTCGTGCGGCATTTCCACATCAAATTGTTACACAGGCAGGACTATCAGAATTAGATATCTATAGAAATTTACAACAATTAGCTGTTAATATTTTAGATAAATTAGTAGATTCATATGGACGATCTTCATTTATAATAACATCAGGTTTCAGACCATATACAACAGGTAAAATTTCTCAGCACGAATTAGGCCAAGCTGTAGATATACAGTTTAAAATTGGTGCCGATGATTATCCTAAAAGAGCAGAAGAATTAATTAAAATATTACCATTTGATCAGTTATTATTAGAATATCAATCTGGAGGATCGGGTAAACCGTGGTTTCATATTTCATTTAATAAAAACAAATTAAAAAGAGAATATTGTACATTTTATAATCATAAACCAATAACACAATTTACGCGAGTATAAAAAATGTTTGTTAATGTTTATAGAGCAGAATTAAAAGAAAGACAATTTACTGATTTAATTCGGCGTATGTCTATGTTACCAGAAGATAAAGTCTATGAATTAAATGTTATGTTAAAGGCTAAAAAAAGTGTTAATAAAACAACATCATCTAGTGGAACTATTGGTAAAGTATTATCAGGTCTAGGGCCATCTGGTTATGTATTAAATTCAAGAATTAATTCATGTTTATCTGCTATTGATAGAACTATTGATAATAATATTATAGGGCTTATGGGTGTAGTAGCAGATGCAACAGGAATATCAATGTTATTAGATATTCAAGAAAGATTAGGAAATGATTTTGTTCAAATTGTACGAACATTAGGAAACGTTCAAAATTTTGGGCCAAACGCATTGTATCAATTACAATCCGCAGTATTTGAAGGAATACAAAATACTATATTTGATGTTGTTGCAACAGGAACACAAGCAGTAAATGAAGTAATAGATGGTATAACAGATGCAGCATTTTGCGCATTAATGCCAGGATTACAAGAATTGCAAGATAGTCTAGGCGGATTGCTCGGGGGAATTGCATCAATAGAAGAAGCCGTATCTTCTTTAACAAATAGTGTTACCACTGAGATAAATACAACATTATATGCTTTGCAAAGTGAAATAAATCAATTATCTGATAGAATTGCTGGTGGATTATTTGGATATGCATCAACAAGAACAAGCACATGTGCTTCTAGACCAGATTCACAATTAGGTATTCGTGATGCAATTAGAAGTTCAATTTGTTAACGGAGTTTAAATGCCACGCCCAACTACTTTTGATTTAGCACAAATCGTTTTTTCCGATTTTTCTAATAATTTAGGTATTCATCCAGTTACAGGAAATATTACACAATTAACAAATAGAGATGTAGTTAAACAATCTCTAAGAAATATTGTATTAACTAATCGTGGAGAAAGATTATATAAACCCAATTTAGGTGGAGATATAAGAAAACTTTTATTTGATAATATCGCATCTGAAACAGATATATTCATCATTAAAGATAAAATTAAAAAATCTATAGAAGCATATGAGCCAAGAGTTGAAATTATTTCGGTTGAAGTTATAACTGCTGATAATATTACATATGCACAAAATACATTATCAGATTTATATAATGAACCATCCTCATTGGGTGGAGATTCGGACCATAGTATCATGATAAATATTGTTTTCAGAGTAATAAATACTGACGAACAATTAAATGTAAATATTATAGTAGAAAGAAATCGCTAATGGCTGACTTTTTAAATGCAACAAATTTAGATTTTTCTACATTAAAAAATGCCTTTAGAGATTATCTAAAAAATCAAGATAATTTTAAAGACATTAATTATGAAGGTTCTAATATTAATGTATTATTGGATGTTATAGCATACAATACATATTTAAATGCGTTATATTTAAATATGGTTGGCAGTGAAATGTTTATGGATAGTGCTGTCGTTAGAGATACAATCATTTCTCATTCAAAAGAATTAAATTATCTTCCTAGATCACGTTCATCATCTAAAGCTAAAATTCAATTAACTGCTACAGTGAATGATCCTTCCTTGGGTGAAATTGTAATACCAAAAAATACATCATTTACTGCATTAACAACACAGAATAATAAAAGTTATAATACACAATATAATTTTGTAACTAGAGATAATGCAATATTACAAAGAATTTCTGCTACTGAATTTACTGGCGAATTGGATATTTATGAAGGAACATATATTACTGAATATTTTAATGTCAATGGATCAATGGAGCAAAGATTTGTTATTTCAAATAAAGAAATTGATACTGAATCAATAATTCTTACTGTGCAGGCTTCTCAATCTGATACATCAAATACATTATATTCTTATACTCAAACATTATACAATTTAAATTCCGATTCGACTGTATATTTTTTACAAGCATATTTTGATGATAAATATGAAATAATTTTTGGGGATAATGTATTTGGTAAACATCCTATTTCGCCAAATATTGTAAAAGTAGAATATATGATTACTAATGGTGAACCTGCTAATGGTGCATCTAATTTTAAATTTAATGGGTTTAGTGGCAGTGAAAAATATAGTTTTGCGGTTACTAAATTAGAAAATTCTAGAGCAGGTAGTGATAGAGAAACAAATACCTCAATAAAATATAGAGCACCTCGCCATTATCAAACCCAATATAGAGCAGTTACATCCGAAGATTATAAAACTCTTATTCAAGCAAATTTTAATGATATTAAAGCAGTTAACGTATATGGCGGGGAAACTTTAGATGAACCTCAATATGGTAGAGTTTTTGTTTCTGCAAGTACAACTTCAGGTGAAGGATTAAGTGAATTTACTAAAACGGAAATTATACAATATTTAAAAACTAGAACCCCATTATCTATTGATGTTTTTTACATTGATCCTAGTTATCTATATTTGATTGTAAATTCAACTATAACATATAAATTATCATTAACAACTAATCCTCCAAATATAATTAAATCAATGGCAGTTAACGCTATTGAAAATTTTACAACAACATATCTAAATGATTTTGATAAAGATTTTCATTATTCTAAATTTGTGGCAGCAATTGATAATTCAGATTCAAGTATATTAAGTAATGAAACTGATATAATCATGGCAAAAGATTATGTTCCATTAATAGGACAAAATTTAATTTTTACTATTGAATTTAGAAATCCAATTAGAAAAGATGATAACATACAATCAAGACCATTGACAAATGAATTTACATTATATTCATCTAATTTTGTTTATAATGGTGTAACCGCATCATTTGGTGAAGATGGAGCAGGAAATATTTTTGTTTATGAATATACTAATTCTGGGCGCAAAATATTAAAATCTAATTGTGGAACAGTAAATTATGATACTGGAAAAATTAGTATAAATTCAATAATTATTGATTCTTATGAAAATGATGCAATTAGATTTTTTGCAATTCCTAGAAATAAAGATATTATAGTTAGACAAGATACTATTATATCAGTTGATATTGGTTCATTAAATATTGATGTAGAATCTGAGTAATATGATCTCAATTCATCCCAATATTGATTTATTTATTGAACAACAAATTCCATCTTTTTATAGAGATGAAGAATTTGGTGGGCCATTATTAATTGAATTTTTAAAACAATATTACGTTTGGTTGCAATCAGAAGATAACATCGGATATAAAACTCGTAAATTATTAGAATATGGCGATCTTGATTTAACTACAACTGATTTATTAGAAAGAGTTAAAAATAAGTATATTGCTGATATACCATTTTCACCAGATACTAATACAACAACAAAAAAAATATTAATTAAAAATGCATTAGATTTTTATAGAAATAAAGGAAATGAAAGAAGTTATGATATTCTTTTTCGCTCTTTATTTGATAAAGATGTAAGTATTTATCTACCTTCTAAAGATATATTACGAGTATCCGATGGCGAATGGTATGCGCCAAATTATCTAGAGGTATCTCTTACCAATGATTTAAATAATTATGTTGGTAAAAAAATCATTGGTATTGGCAGTAATGCAACCGCAATTGTTGAAGATTACCATCAAATTTTAATAAACAATAAAGTAATTGAAGTTTTAACTTTATCTAATGCTAAAGGTTTCTTTTTAACTGGTGAGTATATTAGAATATTTGGTTCTGATACTATTGACGATCTTCCCAAAATTTTGGGTTCTTTAACAGCAGTTAATGTTATTGATGGTGGTGCTAATTTTGAAATCGGTGATATCGTAGATATTACAGGTAAAGGTAAAAATGCTAAGGGTAGAGTTGTAGAAACACAATCTTCTGTTGGTAAAATATCATTTAAATTAATATTTCCTGGGTCTGGTTATAGTAGAGATACTATACCTTTAGTTCAACCAAGAATTATTTTATCTACTTCAAGCACTAGTGGTTATATTCGTGCTGGTCAATTTATATATCAAACTGATAATATAGCAAATGGTGAAATTTATGAAACTGGACCAAATTCTATAACATTAAAACAAATAAGTAGTGGTTTTAAAATACAAAGTAATATAAAAACTGCAATACAATTAACTACTACAAAATTAGCAAATAATATTAATAATTTTTCTATTGGAGAAGTAATTACTCAGTATTATGGGGCTACTCAAATAGCAAATGGAATTATTTCCTCATTTAAAACTGGTGTTAGTAACACTATAATATATGTAACCGATGTATTAGGACAATTTAATACCTCATATTACACCAATTCTGTAGCTAATAATACAATAGTTTCAAGCAATACTCATGTAAAAGGTTTTGTATATGCTATATCAGGTGGTCCAAATACTGGTTCTGCTACAATTACTGATATAGACGGTGGTGGTGAAGATGCCTCATTTAGAATTGGTGATATTTACGATACCGAATTTATTACAGTTAATCGTAATTATTTAAGAGATATTGCACAATTTTCTATAACTTCATTTGATGGTGTAAGAAATACATATAATACAGTTATTAATGAAGCTTTAAATTATGAAACTATTGAAATTGGAAGTATTCAATATCTTAAAGCGGTTGTTCCCGGTAAAGGATATAGTCTTGATCCATTTGTCACATTAATATATTATCCTGTTGCATCAATGCGTATTAATGATATTGGCGGATTTAAAGGTAATAATGCTCTCGTAACGGCAACTGCTGGTATAGCTGATGGTATAGCAACAGTAGTAGAAGTTATTGATAGTGGATATGGTTACGAACAAGGTGAATATTTAACTTTACAAAAAACTGGATCAAATTATAGTATTACAGGCAGAGCAATTGTTTTAAAACAAGGTAAAAAAAGTGGATATTGGAAATCTACTAGAGGATTTTTATCGGATGATAAAAAAATTCAAGATAGTAAATATTATCAAGAATATTCATATGAAATACAAAGCGATATTAATTATGAAAGATATAATAATATTGTTCGCACATTGGTTCATCCAATTGGAACAGAAATGTTTGGTAAATTTTTATTAACATCAAATCGTTTAGAAGATGAAAGTATTGCTATTAATAGTCAATTACAATTATCTGGTAATGGAACTGTTACTGTTGTTAATACTACAACAGTTAATGTAATTGGGATAAATACCTCTTTTACTACATTTTTCACAAAGGGGGATTTAATAAGAATTAATGGAGATGAGAGAACAGTGAATAGTATTTCTAATAATACATTATTAATTATAGATAATTCGTTTGGAAATTCATATACATCTAATACATATAGTAAAATTAAAATTAATTAGGATTTTTTAATGACTGGAAAATTAACTAAAAAACATTCAATTAATAATGCTAAAGAATTTGTGGATTCTGTTTTATCCACTAATACTAATTATTATATGTTTGCCTCACATCATCAACCATGGCCTGTAAGTGAAACTATTGTTCCTGCTACTAATACCAGTATTGATTCGACTGAACATTCAATTTATAATCACATATTATTTGGAAAAAATATTACTACTAATGATGTTAAATATATGATTCCTAGATATAATTGGGTTTCAGATACCGCATATAGTAGATATGATAAAGATAATCCTAATCTTTATAATAATAATTTTTTTGTTATTACTCCTGAACAAAATGTATATAAAGTATTAGATAATAATAAAAATGGTAAATCAGTAGTTAAACCTAATATAGTAAGTAATTCTGTTTTTAAAACAAGTGATAATTATATTTGGAAATATATGTTTACTATTGATGATACTTCTATGAGAAAGTTTGCTACTCGTGAATATATTCCAGTTGTGGCAAATACAAATATTCAACAATCAGCAAATCCTGGCGGTATTGATATTATTAAAATTAATTCTGGTGGGTCATTGTGGTTGACTTATAATACTGGATTTATCACAAATGTTGTAGCATCAAATGAATTAATAATTAATTCTGACAATGCATCATCTAATTCTAATTTTTATACAGGTGCCTCCATTTATTTGAAAAATGGATTGGGATCAGGTCAAATTTCTGAAATTATCGGTTATAATGCTACTACTAAATCTGTTACATTACATGATGATTTAGATGTAGCATTTAATTTAGAATTAAGTAATACTAGTGGCTCATTTTTAATTGGGGATAATGTTTCTGAAACAACATATTTTTTAAATTTATCTTATATAACAGGAACATTTGATATAGGGGATACAATAACACAAAGTGCTACTGGAGCAACAGGGGAAATTATTCGCTCACAGTTAAATAAAAATAATTTAACTGTCAGAAAATTAACTGGCACTTTTAGTATGAATAATTCTATTAATTCTGGAGATACACCAATATTAGGAACTGGTACAGTTACTACTACTACTAGTTCTAATACAATTACTGGTGTAGGCACATCATTTACTACTTTATTTCCATCTGCCTCAGACAATACACCATATTATATTCAAGTTGGAAGTTATTTTAGAAGAGTTACCTCAGTAACTAATAATATTAGTTTAAAAATTGATGGGACTGGTTTTAATGATAATTATAGTGCAAATGTTTTTTATAAAGTTCCATCAGCAGCATATGTCTCATCTTTTACAAAAAATGAAGCAATAGGAACAATTTTATTTTCTGATTTAAATAGTGTTAAATTAGATGTAATTAATATTAACAAAAAATTCTTTTTAGGTGAAGTTGTTTCTCAGCCAGGATCATCTAGTAATGGGACTATTGTTTATGTTACTAATAATTATATGATTGTATCAGATATACAAGGTCCAGGATTTTCCGCATCAAATTCAACTGTAACATTTACTATTTCTGGGTATACTTCACAAGCTACTGCAAATGTATCAGTTGTAACTTCTCGTCCATCAATAACTTTAAATTATACTAGTGGCAAATTTATTGTTGGAGATTATATTACAACTACTATTGGAAGTAGTGCAAAAATTAAATCTGTTTCGTCGTTACCAAATGATGATACCGAATATGTTATTGCTCCAACTATTACTATTACGGGGGATGGATATAATGCAAAAGCATATCCAATTATTAATACCTCAAATTATAGTATTGATTCAGTAAATGTGATTAATCCGGGTACAGGTTATACCCAAGCAAATGTTATAGTAACATCTAATTCTACATATGGTTCAGGAGCAAATTTAGTAGCATCAATTGGACCAGTTAGGGGGCATGGGTATGATCCAGTAACCGAATTAGGTGGCAATTATGTTATGATAGCTACTGATTTTGGAAAAGCCTCTGATGAAGCATATGATTTCCCATCTTATGGGACATATAGAACTGTTGGATTAATTAGAAATCCTTTGTTTAATGATGTTACTATTACAACACCAACATCTAATGGAAATTTCAAAAGAGGGGCATTAACGGTAAATAATATTTCTGGTAGTTTTACCAATGGAGAAATAATTTATCAAGCAAATACTAATACCAGTGCAACTATTTTAGTAGTTAATACTAATGGATCAAATGCATCAATTTATTTTGATGATATTAGAGGACAATTTAAGGCAAATACTGCTAATGATAGCATTCTTGGTTTACAATCGAAAGCAACGGCAAACGTAAGAATATCAAATTTATTTACATTTAGTAAAAATCCAGGGACACAAGTTATAGTTCAGCAAAATACTGGTGCGAAAGGTATTCTTGTAACTACTGCTACTGATTCTATTAATATAACTAATGCAGCAGGTATGTTTTCTACAGGTAAAATAATTTATGATGCATCAACTAATACTTATTCAAATTCCGCTTCTTTTAGTTTAGCCGGAAATACAAAACCAACTACTTTTAATAGATTTAATCAATTAGCAAGAATTACTTTATCATCTAATACTATTCCTTTTGCTAATAATGAGCAAATAGAATTTAAAGCATTTATAACTAATATCAAATTAGGTGATGCAGCAATTTATTCTACTGTAGATGATAGAGATTTATTAATAACTGGAAATACTATTCCATTTTCATTAAATGAAAAAATTACTCAAACTACCAGTGGCGCAACTGCTATAATGAGATATGCAAATTCTACTCACATGAAATTAACGGGTGTTTCTGGTAGTTTTTCTAATCAAATTGGATATACTATAACAGGAGAAAATTCTAGTGCAACAGCAACGGTTAAACGTGTTCTTCCTGTATTAATTTTATCTGATTTTGATGGAACATGGGCAGAAAGTAATAATAATTATCTATATGGATTAACATCTACTGCTAATGGATATATTGCATATAGTAATACAATTATCAAACCCGAATTAGTCAGAGAAAGCGGAGATGTATTATATATAGAAAATAGAGAATATATTACACGTTCTGCTAATACTAGCGAAACAGTTAGATTACTAATTAAGTTTTAAGGACTATAAATGCCATTACAAACAGATTTTAATAGAGTTCCATATTACGATGATTATGATCCCGATAAACATTTTCATAGAATTTTATTTCGGCCAGGAACTGCTGTCCAAGCTAGGGAATTAACTCAATTACAAACAATTTTTCAAAATCAAATTGAAAAATTTGGTAAGCATGTATTTATTGATGGTAGTGTAATTGATGGATGTGATTTATCTTTTGATAAAAATATTCAGTATTTAAAAATTACAGATAATTATACTAATGGGGCAGCTATTGCTGTAACTGATTTAATAGATAAATATATTGTAGCAAATAGTCAACTTAAAGCCTATGTATATTCAACAACAGAAGGATCAGAAGGAACACCCCCTGATCTAAAAACGGCATATATTAAATATATTAATAGTGGAACATATGCTAATGGTGCTCAACAATCTAAATTTGATCCAAATGAAATATTAACAGTTTACACTACTGCTAATGTAAATTTTGGTTCCATTAATGTAGCAAATACTACATCTTCTCATACAGGAAATAGTTTCTCTGCTTCAGTTACATCTGGCGTAATTTTCCATAAAGGCATTTTTATTGGAGTAGATTCTCAAAAAATTGTTGTATCAAAATATAATAATTCTCCAAATAATGTATCAGTTGGATTTGTTACTACAGAGGAAATTATCACCCCTGAAATTGATACAACATTATTAGATAATGCACAAGGTTCATTTAATTATAATGCCCCCGGTGCCCATAGAATTAAATTAACTCCAACATTAACTGTTCGTAATACGGCAACAGTTAATACTACGGATACTAGTAGTTTTTTCACTATTGCTGATTTTCAAAATGGTAGTGCTGTTAGAATTTTCACTGATCCAAAATATGCAATAATTGGGGATGAATTAGCACGTCGTACTTTTGAGGAAAGTGGCAATTATGTTGTTAATCCATTTTCTGTAACAACAGATGTTAGATATAATAATGGTGTAGCAAATACAACTTATTTTAATTCGGTTGTAGATAAAGGTATAGGATATGTTCAAGGTTATCGTATTCAATATGATGATAAAACATATATTCCTACTAGAAAAGGAACAGATAATGAAGTTATTGAAAACCAAACTATAACAGGAAATTTTGGTAATTATATTTTAGCAAAAGAAGTATCAGGAACATTTGATTTTAATAATCTTAATTCAATTAGCCTTCGTGATACAATTGCTAATTCTGTTTCTACTGGTGTTTTAACAACTGGTTCTGCACCGGGAACAGAAATAGGAAAAGCAAATATTAGAACTATAATTTATTATTCTGGTGTTCCCGGCACAGGTTCGGCACAATATAAAATGTATCTTTCTAATATTAGAATGAATAGTGGTAAAACTTTTAAAGATATTCGTTCTGTATATGGTATTTCAGGTGGTAATAAAGGATTTGCTGATGTTGTATTAACCGATGGTAATGCAATTTTAAAGGAATCAAATCTTTCTAGTTTGGTATTACCATTGGGAAAAAGTGCTGTTAAAAATTTACGTAATAGCGAAACTGCACCAGACGATTATATTACATATTATACATTTAGAACAAGTAATACTGTAACATTTACAACGGCACAAAATTCAGTTGCAACATTAACTATTCCTACAAGCGGCGTAGGCACATCTGGTCAAGAATTGCCTTATGGTGGCGGAACATTAAGCGAAACAACAGAATATGATTTTGTGGTAATTGCAACTAATTCTGCAAATACTGCAAATTTAACAGGAACAGTATCTACAAGTGGAGCAACCGTAACTGGTATTGGAACAAATTTTGGTAGCGCAACATCAGGATTAAATAATTTACAAACAGGTGATTTCGTTTATATTGCAAATACTACCACACAAGAATTGAAACAAGTATTAGCAGTAACTAATACAACAGTATTTACAGTAAATTCTAATTTTGTAGGAACATTTCCTTCTGGGGCTGTAGTAAAAAGACATATTCCGGCAGGAAGTATTGTTAATTTAACTAAACCCACAGCAAATATTTCTGTAACTAGTACATCAACTGCTAATCTATATGTGGGAACACCATTAAATGTAGATTTAAATTCCGTAGTTTATTATAATATAAAAAGATTAAAAGCTGTTGGTATATCTAAAGTTATTAATAAAAATAGATATGTTAAAATTGATCTTTCTACAAATACTACTGGTCCATGGTGTCTTGGATTGCCCGATGTATTAACAATTTCAGGAATTTATATTGGTAATTCTATATCTTCATATGGAGAATATAGTACATCTAATAGAAATATTATTGGATTATTTGCATTAGATAATGGTCAACGCGATGATAGATATGATTTAGCATATATTAGAACAAAAACAAATCAAACTTTTTCATCTACTGATAGATTATTAATTAAACTTGATCATTTTACGCATAATAAATCTAGTGGTGTAGGGTTTTCATCTATTGAATCTTATCCTATTGATGATGCAAATACCACAAATATAAATGCCATCACTACAATGCAAATTCCCAGATTTAACACAACTACTGGTAAATTATTAGATTTACGGGATTGTATAGATTTTAGGCCAATTGTAGCAAATACTGCTAATAGCGCAACCATAATTACAAATGCTACAGTTAATCCATCTAATACTATAACATTTGATATTATTACTGGTGGAGCATATTCATTTGTTCCAGATGAAGACTTTGTAACAGATTTTTCATATTATATTAGTCGTATTGATAAAATTTATCTTGATGGTAATGGTAATATTGGAATTTATGAGGGGGTTCCATCTCTAACACCAAAAACCCCAAGCGATAAACCACAAACAATGACACTTGGGGTTCTCAAAATTCCGCCGTATCCTTCATTGCCTTATAATTATTCATTAGCCTATGGTAGACCAGATTATGCGGTTCAATTATCTGTACAACAGGTAAAAAGATTTACTATGCGTGATATTGGATTGCTTGAAGATAGAATTAAAAGGCTTGAATATTATACTACTTTAAATATGCTTGAATTATCCACTAAACAAACCTCTGTATTAGATTCCAATGGTAATGATAGATTTAAAAATGGATTTTTAGTTGATCCTTTTAATGATAGTTCTATTGCTGATACTAATAATTTAGAATTTACTAATTATTCCCCTGGATTTGATCTTGGAAATAGTGAAATTGTCCCTCGTCAAATTATTAATTATGTTCCATTAGATAATGATACTAACGTATCTATAGGAACATATGGAAAATATATACATAATAAAAACGATATTCCAAATAAAACATATTCATTACTTGCTACCGGGGAAGATTGGTTATCGCAACCTGGGGCTAGTAAAAAACGTAATATTTCAGAGGGAACTATATTTACATATAAAGGTAATGTAACTCTTGATCCCCCAGGAAATCATAAAATTGATATAACTACTAATCCTTCTATGACTGTACAAATTGCAACATTAGGTAATGTAAGAACAGTAAATCAGGTATTAATTGGATCAGCATATACAGTAACCCAAAATCCTTCTACCTTAGCAATTGATTCCAATCTAACTTCTACTATTACTCCTTCTAGTAGTGGAACTACATATACTGTTAATGATATAGTTCAAGATATTACTGTTCAACCATATTTGGACCCAATATTAATTAAATTTAGTGCAAATGGTTTGAAACCAAATACAAATATGCATGTATTTTTTGATAGTACGTTAGTAGATAGTCTTTGCCAACAAACTAATTCAACTTTTGTTGCAACCTCTAATCTTGGGGCACAGTTAAAAACTGATTCATCTGGAAATTTATATGGATTATTTTTTATGCCACGCGGGGTATTTAGAACTGGTGAAAGAATTTTTAAACTTGTTGATATTGTTGATTTTTCAACATCAAGTAATATTATTACTAATGAAGCATCTACTATATTTTATGGTAGCAATATTGATATTGCTAGAGCATCGGTTAATTTTCAAACACAACCACATGATGTAGAATTAATTTCTACATTAACTAAACCTGTTATGTCTACACCAACGCCAATTATTAATAATACCTTTAATACAATTAATAATAATTATAATAACTATGTTCAAAATATATATCCAGATTCAACGCCAATAGCACCAATCACATCAACAGAACCAGCCGCATATGATACTTCAAATAATAATCCTAGTAATGGAGCAGACAATGGTTCATATATTATTGTTCGTGAAGGATATACTGACACTGTATATGGTATAGAAACGGTAGGTTCTACAGACATATATCCTGGCGACAGTAATTTTGGCGGGGATGTTTTTTAAAAATAAGGAAATTAAATGTTAGCACAAACTTTTTATATTACTGATCCTACTTATGATGTAACTGGACTTTATATAACGGATGTAACTTTATATTTTGCTAAAACCCCTGGTAGCACAAGTAATATTGGGGTAACTGTGACAATTAATGAAGTAGAAAATGGTGTTCCAACTCAAAACATTATTCCATTTGCTAAATGTCGTTATACTCCTGATATTATTCCCGCCGATGCATTTAATGGTACATATGCTACTGCATTTACTTTTGGTATTCCACCATTTTTAAAAACACAAACTCAATATGCAATTGTTGTTGCTGCTGATGGTAATCATCCAGATTATGAATTATGGACAGGTCAAATTAATGCGGATGATAAATCTGCACCATCAAACGCAACAAATAAAAAAATTACAACAAATAGTTCTGTTGGGGTATTATTAACTTCGTCAGATGGTAGATCATGGACTGCATATCAAGACGAAGATTTAAAATTTACATTAAGAAAAGCTAAATTTCCATATTCAAATACTGGTTATTCTATTTTTACTAATGCTAATACAGAATATCTTGTTAGAGATACTATTAATCAAAGAAATCCATTTTTACGTGGAGAAAAAATTTATGTATCAAATGGGGTAACAGATTCAAGTAATATTACATTAAGTCCGTCATCAACCACAATCACTTTATATCCTGCAAATTCTTCTTATACCTCAGCTACCAATAAATTAATTTATATTTCTGCGGAAAATTATGCACAAACAGATATTAGACAAATTATTAGTGTAGTAAATAATCCTGGGGCTAATACACAAATTACTATTAATGCTGCACCAACTTTTACTAGTTCAAATGCATCATTAGGATTTCTTCATAGTAATGGGGCATTATATGGTGCCGAAAGTTATATAAATGGCCCACGTCATTTGATTCTATATCAATCAACCGCAAATACCACTATGAATTTTCGTAAATTATTTGTAGAAAAAAATACTCAACCTTTATTAATTGGTCAATTATCTGGAACTGCGGCTAATTTACATGGTATTGCTGCCGTTCGTTATGATGAAGCGGTTGCTCAATTTGCGTATTCTGTTCCCCCCAAAACTTCTCTTTCTATATTCCAAAAAGGATTTTCCGCTAGTAGTAATACGATGGATGCGAATTTCTTACCTCTTATATTTGATAAGAATCAAAAATTTATTGATAAATTACGTATTGTTCGTTCTCGCTCAGATGAATTATATTATAGCGGAGGAACAAAATCATTACAAATAAAAGTTAATTTTGAAACTTCATCAGAAAATATTACTCCTGTTTTAAATAATATTAAGCAATCAATGCTTATGATCCATAATAGAATTTCAAAAGCTAATACTACTCTAATAACAAATGAAACTAATCCTCCTGGCGGATCATTACCAAATAAATATATTTCTAAATCAGTAGAATTATTACAAACTGCCGAGGATTTAATAGTATATTTAACTGCATATAGACCTCTTAATACTGAAATTTATGTATTTTGTAAATTATTAAATAGTGAAGACCCGGATTCTTTTTCTAATAAATATTGGACATTAATGGAAGAAGTAACTCCTAAACCTTATTCCAGTAAAGCAGACTTAACTGATATGAGAGAATTACAATTTAAAATACCATCAGGAAATAATTCCACAACTACTACAACAGGATTTACTAATTCTGATAATAATAATGTTGTTAGATATTATACATCTACTGGTGATTATTTTGATGGATATAATACATTTGCAATTAAAATTATTCTAACCGCAGATCAATCATTCATTGTTCCTCGTGTTGCTGATATGCGTGCTATTGCGGTACAAGTATAATGAATATAGAATTATTAAAAGTTGTAGATCATCCTGAATTATTAAGAAATAATAACAGTAAAGCTATACTAAATACAAGCAATGAACAATTGGAAAATTATAAGAAAAAAAGAGAACGTGATCGTAAATTAATTACTTTAGAAAAGGATGTTTATGATATTAAAAATGGTCTCTATGAAATTAAACAAATATTAAACGATCTAATGATTTTACGGGGAAAATAATTAATGACCACATCTGTTGCCAATCTTGATGTAGCAGTTGATACATTTAGTACCATGATTGCGCGTGTCAATCAAATGGCAACACTGTTTACACAACAAGTTGTTACCGTTGATACAAATGCAACTGGAAATAATTCTATAGGTAATGGATATGTTACTGGAATTTTTGGTAGTGATACTCTCATTGCAGGAAATTCTTTACGTGGTGGTTCTGTTGATGCATCTAATACATTAACTATTTCATCGAATGTTATAATTCAAGGCATTACTACAGTTGCAAATACATTCAGTCTTTCTGGTAATGCTATAGTATCGAATACATTATCAATAACAGGAAATACCACAATTGGTGGTAATATGACGGTTTCTGGTAATATTGTCATTAATGGAAATGAAAATTTAACTGGAATGTTATCTGTTTCCGGTAATACATCTATTGCTAATACATTAATTGTTAATGGAAACACTACATTATCTAATTTATTAACTGTAAGTGGTAATACATCTATTGCTAATACATTAATTGTTAATGGAAATACAACAGTAAGTGGATTATTTACGGCATCCGGTAATACATCTATTGCTAATACATTAATTGTTAGCGGTAATACCACTGTTTCTGGTTTAACTACATTAACAGGTAATACCACATTAAGCAATAGATTAACAGTTAACGGTAATACATCTATTGCTAATACATTAATTGTTAATGGAAATACAACAGTAAGTGGATTACTTACTGCATCTGGTAATACATCTATTGCTAATACATTAATTGTTAATGGAAACACTACATTATCTAATTTATTAACTGTAAGTGGTAATACATCTATTGCTAATACATTAATTGTTAGCGGTAATACC